GCTCTAAGTTTGTCTGTGTATCAACACCACGACGAAGATTCAAATAGTTTGTTTTCAATAACTCAACACGATACCCCTGAGCATAACCAACACCTGGGCTGATACGACCAAGGACGTTGTTAGCGTTCATAGACTCAATAATTGAGTTACCAGTAACAGATGTTACAGTATCAACAACGAAGGGGTTAACAACATAGTTACCAGCTTCTTCATATGTTCTCTTAGCCATAACATCACCAAGAATAGAATAAACGTTAGAAGTTGCTGATGATTTAGAAACAAGAGCACCATAGTTGTATGTTGCAATTGGACTAAAACCAGGAGTGTTTGCTACTGTATCTGCATCAAGCGAAACTAATGATGGTTGAAGTTTAAGACGATAAGCACCGGGTGCATTTTCGTTTGGATAACCAAGTGAATTGTCTAAAAGACTTGGATCTTGGCTTTCTGTAATAATTGATTCTGTTAATTGGAAACCAACAACGTTATTTGAAGCATAGGTACCATAAGCATTAACAATCCCATACGTTGGTGTCAATACTTTAACGAAGTTGCCGTTAATGAAGATAGTACCACCATCAACGTGAATACCATGAGCATTGCCTGTTGTTACTTGTGATGCATTTGAGTTAGCATATGTGTTAACAACAGCAATGATATCAACGGCATCATTACCTGTTCTGGGATTATTGTAGAATGTTAATGTTTCGTTGTTTGAATATAACTGCTCACCATTGTTACCAGTATTAATGTACTTCAAATACACCATAAACGTGTTTGGATATGTTGTAGAAAGACCTGGTGAAGGAACAATAACTGTAGAAGTTAGATTTGATGTTGCTGAAACAACAATTGCGTTAGCAAACGACAAAATATCATATGACTTAACTAAACCAGTTAGAGGATCTAAATTGCTAGCGTTGTTTGCATATGTTGCATTTTGAAAGTCTTGTAAGCGAACGTATGGAAGAATAGGATCGTCAGTGATGGAGCAACCATCAACAATGTTTCCACTTTTAAATGCCCAGTTACCAAAAGTTTCAATTTGATTTTGAAGGATTGATTGAACCTGAGTAAGTTCACGTGCCTGCAAAGCTACCGATGGTCTAAAGAGAATACGATAATACTGATTATTGGAATTATAATCATCAAAAAATGGGGCAATATTGAGATCGGTGTTTATTGGCATTTTTAATCCCTAATTAAACCTGAACAACCAGCTTAAATGATTCTGATTGTGTGTTTGAGCGTGATACATTGTTAATGTTTTGAATATACAAAGGCTTTATATCTTTAGTGTAGAGGTGACCAAGAGTATTTATTGTGATTGTAGCACTCTGTAAACCACTACTTGATGTAATAACTTCTTCGTTCTGAAATGATTTATCCCCAACAAGATACACAAGTGTTGAGTTTGAAAAAGCAACAATGCCTAATGCATTACTTTGTTGTCCTCTGACAGTATCTCCAACAGTAAACACAGTGTCTGGAAACACTGCTGCATTAAGAACCTGACTGAATGTGTTGTTTGAGAATGGTGCACCCTTTGTGTCATTATTCTGCAAATGATAAGGGTTTTTAATTATCCCAATCTGATTATACTGAACTTCAGTAGGTATTGTCAACGATTCATTATTAGAAAAGTTAAAACCAACAGCAAACCCTTGAACCTGAAGTTCTGAAACTGGATCGTATCCATGACCACCAGGTGGAGGAACAATAGCGTAAGCAGTACCACCAGACCCATAAGCTGTGTTTGAAATAATTGAAACATTAGCCCACGAAACACCATAACCAGGTTCAATGATAATTACTTGGCTGATAGAGTTTGTTGTGCTGTTAACAGTGCTGTAAGCCATTGGAGGCACAACAGCATCTGTATCAAAATGAATTTGAGGAGCAATGTGATATTGTGTTGAACCTGGTGTAAGGAATGTTGAAGTATCGACAGGTTGATCAATATAAACATAGCGATACGTATTACTTGCACCAACAGAGTGTGTAATCACACGAAGCTGAGCATCGGTTCTATCGGTGTTGTAAAGATAGATGCTATTGTTTGTGTAAAAGTCGTCACGATTATCAGCAGATGATTCAATCTGAATAACAGTTGAGTTGACGAAACCGCGAACAATACCATCATTGTATGAGTTGTAATTACCAGCATTAGTAATCTCAACAGCCTCAACACCGCTATAATTCAAAGCACCAATAACAACAGCAGAATTAGGGTAAATTGGAATGTATTGATCTGTTGCAAACTTCAAATAATCAGAAGCAGAAACAGATGAAATATAGCGCCATGTATAACCATCGCCTTTAATAAATGACTCTTGCTGTGTTTGGTCAGGTTGATCAACAGAAGGTGAGTTATCATTATTGTCAATGCATTTATAGATATCATACGAACCACCAGGTGAGCTTGGTGGTGTTACAACAAAGTAGTTACTAAGATTAGCAACTGTGTTATCATATCTCTGATAAACAGTGTTTGATTTCCATTGATTATTGAGAGCGATTGGAACAATATCAGTGTTACCTAACTTCTTACCAAACAGCAATTTCCAATCATTGCTAAACAAAGCAAAATAATCATCAGTTGTTACGTTCGTTGTGTTGCCAGTGTGTGGAACAGGGTTAGCAGCAAAAACGTAATACTGCGATGAATTAGATGTAATACTATTAACGATTTCGTCAATTACTGCTTTTTTATAGCTTGGTAATAACTGTCCCATAATTATTCCTTAGTAACCAATTGCCTGCCAAAACACATTTGCAGATGTTGTATTAGCCGTTCTAACATATCCAATGCTGCTGTTTTGGAAGGTAACAGCTGGCCGATATGTAGGATCAGCAACATTGCTTGTTGCAATAATTGAATATGAATTTGATGTGTATGGTGAAGAGAATGTAATTGTACCAACTGACGAATTGGCAGCAACCCAACCCCAGTTCATCTTGAAGCCATTTGGCAGATATGTGTAGCCATTAGCACCATTTGTAAATGTACCAAGGTTAAGTGTGTTTGAAAGAACTGTGAGGTTTGCAGCAGAGTTAACCGTAACAGCGCTTGTATTCACAGTAACAATACGGTTTGTTGTAGCAGTACCACCAGAATGGAAAACAAGATCTTTTACCGATGCTGTACCAATAACCAACTGCGTATTTGCAGAAAAAAGGTATGCATCACCAGGACCAGTGATTCCATAAATTGAATTTGAATAGTTTGAGCTGTTGATACCTAAGTCAACATAACCAAACGAATCGTTACCATTATCTGCTGTAACAACAAGATCACCTGATGCTTGTGTACCAGAGTTAGCATTCTGAATAACAGTTTGAACATATGTGTTTTGAGAAGCATCAATTTCAATAACAGCAAGAGAACCAAAGTTATAACCAGCTTGCGCACCAATTTGAAGCTTTGTGTTTGCAAACAAGTTGTTTGAAATGACGTTAGCACCTACAGTGATGTTATTAGCAATCGTCAAGTTATTGGCAACGGTTGAGTTATTTGATGTAATGTCTGGTGTAAAAACAGAATAGAACTCGCTAAAGTTATTCTGAATTTTAATCATTGCGTTGCGAAGATAGTCACCAGTACCATCGTTAGGACTACCACCTACACTGATATTTTGCTGTGCCATTGCTTTAGATTCCCTTTGTTCCTATTAATTATACTTTTGATCCGCTGTGTAAACCGTGCTATCAACTGTTCGGAGGATAGAGTCTACCGTGAAAAGATTTGTTAATGTTTCATCGACAGTATAATTTGTGCTATCAATATTCAATGATGTTGAATCGACTGTAAGATATGTTCTTTGATTAAGAACAGGACCTAACGGTGAATACAATTCAACTGCCGGTGCATACTCAGTATTAATCTGATAAAATTGACCAAAAAGTTCAGTACCAGCTACGTGGAATGTGTTATATAAGATATCCTTGTATTTATCCAACGTAGCAGCAGCTTTAATCTGATACGAAAAATCTTGGTAAAAATAACTGTCTTGAATATATTTGTCTGTGTTAAGGAACCCGCGTGTTGTTGACCAATATCCAGCACTGCGTCCAACACCAGCCTTTACAATCTTTGCTGTGACCTTATTCAAAGAGTTAAACTCAGTAATCGATGCTGTAAGAACAGCACCCTTACCATTTTGCGATTTAACAAAGATTGAAGGCTCTTGTGAATACCCTGAACCATTAAATGTAAGGACTGCAGCTGTAATAACGCTGTTGCTATCAGTTGTAACAAACCCCTGAGCAATTGATGTAGTACTACCACCATTAAGAGCAGCTTCTCCACCGTTGAAAATTAAGATATCACCATTGGCATAACCATACCCACCATTAATAACAACAGGTGTTGATAAGCCGTTGTAAAGATATAAGCTAACAATCTCACCGTTAAGATAACCTTTACCAGAATTCAAAGCTGTTGCAGCATTAACAACGTTATTACCATTTGAAGGCTGACCAACGATATGCTCATTCTCACCATTAATTGTATTATTTGAGCTATACATTTCTGGTTCATAAAAAGCATATTGTGAAGGAAAGACAACCGGTGCTGTTCTAAAACCAGATGTTCCGTTAGAATTATATGTTGGTGGTCCGTATAAAGTTATCGATGTATCGCTATCAACGGTGTTAATAACTTGATACTCTTGTGTGCTTAATGTTGTGTTTGCTTGAAGAAAGATAACATCGCCATTAGAAAAATATGTTGTAAAGTTTGTACCAGTACCAGTAATTGTATTTGATGAGTTTGTGTATGTTACTGTTCCTGGTAGATTACGATGAGTTAATTGAATCGTTCTTGCAAAGATTGACGGAATCTCTGTGTAGTTTTTACCAGAGTTAATATTTGTTAAACTTGCAATAGAACCAAAAACGTCTGTTTGGAATCCTAAAACTGTACCTAATGCAGCGTTAGCATTTCCTGATGGATGAAGTGGAAATCCATAAGCAGCACCCGTCATTGTGTTGCCAACAACTAAGTTAGCGTAATCGACAATAACGTCTTTGTTGAATGTTAGATATTGATCGTATGAAAGATTACCAATTTGGAACGAAGCACCAGAACCAGTGCCATCCAAATTACCTCTATAAACAAATGT